TGGGTAGACGCCATGGTCTTCATGATCAATAAGTATGCAGAGAAAACCGGGGATTATGAATTCAGATGGTTTGACGCCGGAGACGTACCGCATAGAAATAGTTTTGAATTAATTGCATGGGTTGCCTCAAGGACGCCTAAAGTCAAACATTGGATACCGACTAAAGAATATAAATGGTATAGCCAATGGATTAATAACCCAAACACGGTTGTTCCTGTCAACATGGTGGTACGTGTATCGACACCTAAGGTAGACGGACGTCCTTTAACTGGTGTATCACATAGTTCTACCGTACACCATAAACAGGAACATCGTGGACATGAGTGTAAAGCCTATAGGACCGACAAGAATAATAAGGTATGGTCTAAGGATGAATTCAACGCCTTGACACGCCCGGAGAAAAAGGTTATAGACTTTGGACATTGTGGGACCTGTAGAGCTTGCTGGTCTAAAGACGTTAAAAATGTAAGCTATGGGTTACATTAATCCATTATAACGTAACATGAAGGAAACATTATCATGAAGGCTTATAAGCTTTTTAAGAAACGTAAAGACGGCACTATCGGACCACTGTTTATAGGGGCCTCTCAAAGAGTTCCTATAGGGGAATGGCTTGAGGCGGAGGATATACCGACTAAAGGCTTCGCTCATAGGCCGGGTTGGCATGCTGGACGCGAACCTAATGCGCCGCACTTGAAACAAGGCGGTAATCGGGTATGGTATGAAGTGGAAATTGAAGACTTCGAGACCTTTAAACGTCCTAGCCACCAAGGTGGCGAATGGCTAATTGCTAAACGAATGAAAGTTATTAAGGAGTTTAACAATGTATAAACAAAAAAATCTCATGGGTAAATCTAAGGACATAGAAGACCCTTATGCAGTATGGCAAGGCTTCGGACCATTCGGAGAGACAGAAGTAAGGTTGCTTAAGGTCTACCAGAGACCAGAACTAGAACTAAAGAATAACTATGCTAGATGGTTTGTAGCCGTTAAATCAGACTTCACATATGGCTCGTGGGAACTAGGTGACACGTATCTTAAGGACGCCATAAGAGGCTTGCAATTCATCAAGTCTTCGGATACCTTTAAAAAACAATATGGTCTATACCTTAATGACCTAGTAGACTTCACTGGCATGAGGAAAATGTAATTATGGATGACGATACACTAACACAAGCCGATAAGGAAAATCTCATTAATGACTTATGGGAATATGAGTATAGGTTCATGACAAACGAGGATTTAATCCTATTGGCTAAAGGAGCATTCTTCGGTATACATGATAATAAAACGTATGAAGAAATCCTTGAACAACATAGTAAAACTATCGGAGTATAACTAATGCGCTGTATTATCTGTAATAACCGACTAAGTAATTCTGAACTAAAACAAAGGGATAAAAATACGGGTAAATTCATAGATACGTGCTTACAATGCATGAGGCATATTTACGATACGTTATCTGAATTTGAACCGGATGAGCGTGATATTGAAAAACCTATTGACAAGGTGGAATTTTAACTATAGACTACTTAAGTGGTCTTAAGGAATAACATTATAGATCAACATAAAGTTATATACTTAAGACCACTTAAGACCACTTAAGGAAGGATTAAGGTTATGTCTTATAAAAAGACACGTTATGAGAAACAGGTAAAGAAACGCAACCCTGAAAAGGTAATTATGGATAGGTATTACCATCCTAAAACTTTTCGGTCTAAGAAACGTAATTTAGAAGCTTATGACGCTGAAAACGAAATTCAGGAGTTTTTTAATCATGAAGACTAAAGAAAAATATAAAGTAGTGGAGCGTATTTTTAAAGACGGCTCTAATTGTTGGGGTTGTGTGTTTAATGTCCGTTACTTAGACGATAATTTAAGCGCAACACTAGAGCAATGCACAATTCTAGATACAGGCGTTGGTATTCCCGAAGAATGCCCAGGGTTTGTTAACGAAGCAGAAATGGAGTTAAATTCATGAATGTGTATATCCTTTTTCAGACTGACGGTTATGATTGGTCGGGCCTTAAGGCGGTATTCGCTAATGAGGAAGACGCCATTAAAGCTAGGGACGCTTTTTGTGCGTCCAAAGAAAGTGAATTCTATGATTTTTATATTAAAAAGACGGAAGTATTGGAAACTCTGGCCGGTTATGAGCTACCGGAGACATGGCAAGAAAGTCATGAAAAATACATGAATTCATAAAAAAACTTATTGACACTAGAGAAACCAAGGTATATAGTACCTGTATATCAACCAGAACAAAGGAGTTCTAAACATGACGCAATTGCAGCTTTTGAAAAACCACTTCAAACAAGGTAAATCTATTAGCCATTATGAGGCTATGAACCTTTACCGTATTGCGTCCCTGTCCCGTCGAATTAATGACCTAGAGGATAAGGGTATTGTAATCAATAGGGTCCATAAGAAAGACCCCACTGGTCGGACCTATGTCCGTTATTCGTCCACTAACTAAGATAAGGAGTATTAAACATGATTGTCGAAGGTATCGTCGCGTTCTGTAACCTGGAACAGACTGAAAAATTTAATGGTCAGGATACTGGTAAGTATTCTATCGTTATCAACATGACGGACGAGGCTGCTGAGACTGTGGCGGCTGAAGGTGTTAAGCTTAAGGAATATAAAAACCAGAAACAGCGTTCCTTTAAGTCTAAATATCCTGTGGAAGTGTTGGACGTTAATGACGTTCAGGTGAGTAAACATATCCCGTATGGCTCGACGGTTCGCCTGTTGTGGCAACCTGGGAAGCCTCACCCGTCTGCTGGGGTCCCGGCCTACTTGAACAAGGTTAAAGTCCTGGAGTATGCCGACAATGGTCACGGCATGGGGGACGATGAAGACTTCTAAGGTCTTCTAATGTGGAGTGAATATAAACACGGTTAAGCCTAGGACCACGTTAAACTAAACCTAGGTAGGTCCGGGGGAGCCTTCCCAAGAAATCCCCCGTTTTCTTTAAACATGAAGGTTTATAAGTAGGTTAGTCAAATGATGCATAAAAAAGCACATGTTGTCTCTAAATCCCCATGTCCTTTATGTCGGGCTAAAGGTGAAGACCGAAAAGGCGACAACCTAGTTAACTACAGTGACGGGAATTCTTTTTGCTTTAAGTGCGATAAGCTTATTCAAAAGAATTCTAACCCGACTACCGTTAAGAAAACTAAAACATATACGGAGACTGTTGAGATGCCTGGAATTTTTAAGTCGCTTAAGGATCGTAGGATTTCTGAAGAAATACTGAGGAAATTTAACGTTACTGTTGAGGTAGATGCTAGGAAACATTACGCAACATTACTACCCCTACTATAAGGACGAGAGTGTCGTCGGTTACAAGACCCGTAATGTGGCTAATAAATCCTTCTTTGCTAAAGGTAACATCTCTGAGGGTGGGTTGTTTGGTCAGAACGTATGGAATGGTGGTGGTAAGTACATCACCATTACCGAAGGGGAACTAGACGCTTTAGCAGTCTCTGAGATGTTTGACGGTAAGTGGCCTGTAGTGTCTTTGAAGACAGGTGCGGGTGGCGCAGTTAAAGACATTAAGGAAAATCTAGAGTGGCTAGAGACATTTGAGAATATCGTCATTTGTTTTGACCAGGATAGTCCAGGGAAACAAGCTGCCCAGAACGTACTACCTTTATTCTCTCATGGAAAAGTGAAGACTGTTTCCTTACCGCTTAAGGACGCAGGGGATATGCTTAAGGAAGGTCGGGTCCAAGACTTCATCAGTAGCTGGTGGAATGCTAAACAATACCGTCCTGTGGACATTGTGAGCCTGTCTGACGAGTCCTGTTGGGAAGCCTTCATTAAGCGTGGTACTGAGGAAATCACACCGTTTCCGGAAGCATATGGTACACTCAATGCCATGATGAATGGCGGTATAGCTGCAGGGGAAGTTACTGTGATCGGTGCTTTGACTTCCGTAGGTAAATCGACTATGGTATACAATCTGCTATATGGGATGGTTACTGAGTCAAATAAAAAGATTGGCGCAGTATTCCTTGAGGCGGATAAAGGTGAAATGGTTGAGCGTTTGATCTCGCTTCATGGCGGGGAGAATATCAGTCTAATTCCTATAAATGAACGTGACAATACCGTCTATCGTGAATTGTACGAAGAGTTTATTTATGACGATAAGGTTCATTTTGTAGACCACCAAGGTTCTTCTGACGTAGACGAATTGTTTGGTAAGATGCGTTGGATGGTTAAAGGAATGGACTGTGACGTCATTATCCTTGATCCCCTCCAGGCTGCTGTTCAGTCTAACGAGAACGGCACTATTGATACCTTTATGGACCGTTGCCTGAAGCTGGCTAAGGAGACAGGGGTGTCCATTATTATTGTGTCTCATATGCGGAAACCTGTAGTTAAAGACCCTCATGACGTTAACGAATATGACATGAAGGGTTCCGGTTCAATCAACCAGATTGCATTTAACACTATCCTCCTAAGTAGGGATAAAATGTCTGAGGATGACTATGCCAGAAACAGCACTAAAGTTCAATTGGTTAAATGCCGACGCACTGGACGCACTGGACACGCTGGATGGTTATTCTATGAAGAAACCACAGGACGTATGGTTGCAGGTACTCCCCCAGAAGTAAAGGCCGTTGAAAATGAAGAGTTCTAGAAATAACTTCAAAGATTTACCTGGGTTTCCTAATGACCTAAACGAAGCAAAGAGAATACGAGACGTATATAATGGTTATCTAGGTAGAATAAACCAAGAAAATTATATTGAAGCGAGGACAGGACATTTATGCATGTCATGTGGTTTACCTTTCCCTAGTGAAGTATTGGATTTTCACCATGTTAATCCGTCTGAAAAAGAACACAGATTAGACATTAAAGTTTGGTTTGGTAATGGTGGACCAACTAAAAAAACACTTGACGAAGCTGAGAAATGTGTTATTCTATGTAAAAATTGCCATGCTCTAGAACACCTAGCTCTAAGGAACGGAGAGAGTATTTTAGATGATCAAGACGCTTACATTAGATATAGAGACAGACGAGTTACCCGCTACGAGAGTTTGGCTGCTTGGTGGGAAGAGTACTCTCAACGGGGAACGAATATATCAACATCCGTTTAGCGCGAATAACATAAAGGAGATTCAGAAATGGATAAACGAACACGATCAAGTCTGCGGTCACAATATAATCGACTTCGATATTCCCTGTATGGAAAAATTCTTGGGTTTATCATTCGAACAAGTAGACATCGTAGATACACTCCTACTGTCTAGGTTGGAAAATCCCTCTAGAGACGGTGGTCACTCTCTTAGGTCATGGGGGGAACGTCTTAAGTTTCCTAAGGGTGACCATAATGATTGGACTAAGGTTACGCCTGAAATGATTACGTATTGTCAACAGGACGTAAGAGTTACGGAGAAACTATATGAACATCTTACAAATCTATTGGCTGCATTTCCAGGCGATAGTATTGATCTTGAACATCAAGTTCAAAATATTATTAGTAAGCAAATCTCGTATGGCTGGCTCTTGGATCAAGAAAAATGCTACGGACTCCTGGCGAAGCTTAAAGAGAGACGTATGGACTTGGAAGATGAGGTTCAAAGAAAATTTCACCCTTTACCTAAATTCGTTAAAAGAATTACACCAAAAAAGAAAGCTGATGGTACTATTTCTATTGTTAATCTTAAGTTCCTTGGCGGGAATTGGGTTAATGTGGGTGGTGAGTTTTCTCGTGTTGACTTTCCGGAGTTTAACCTAGGTTCTCGTCAACAGATTGGAAAATATCTTCAGTTTTTTGGTTGGGTGCCTAAAGACTTTACGGAAAAAGGACAACCAATTGTAAACGAAGACGTCTTGTCTCATGTTAAGGACATTCCGGAAGCGCAGATGATAGCTGAATATCTCCTGGTCCAAAAACGTACATCGCAGATTAATTCTTGGCTAGAAGCTGTTAACCCTGAAGACGGTAGAGTACATGGAAATGTTAATTCTATAGGTGCTGTAACTGGACGTATGACGCATAATAATCCAAACATGGCTCAGGTCCCTGCATCCTACAGCCCTTATGGTAAAGAATGTAGAGCATGTTGGACCGTACCTAAAGGATACAAACTGGTTGGAGCCGACGCATCCGGTTTGGAATTACGAATGTTGGCACATTATATGAATGATAAGGAGTATACACATGAAGTCATCAATGGAGACGTACACACAGCAAATCAAAAAGCTGCTGGACTTGCAACAAGAGACGCAGCAAAAACTTTCATCTATGCTTTCCTCTATGGGGCCGGAGATGCTAAAATCGGAAGTATTGTCGGAGGCACATCAAAAGATGGAGCGAAACTCAAAAGCCTATTTCTCGACAATACTCCAAGTCTCCGAAATCTTAGAGAAAGAGTGGAAGCAGCCTGTGCTAGAGGGCATCTTCGGGGCCTCGACGGCAGAAAACTAATCATTAGGTCGTCCCATGCAGCCCTTAATACACTTCTGCAGTCTGCTGGTGCAGTAGTTATGAAAAAGGCGTTGACACTCTTAGATGAATATGCTACTATACATAATATAGAGTATCAGTTTGTCGGAAACATTCATGACGAATTCCAGGCTGAAGTCAAAGCAAGTCAAGCAGAGAAGTTTGGATGGTTAGCTGTAGAGTGTATTAAGGCTGCTGGTGAACGACTAGAATTGAAATGTCCTCTGGACGGTGAATATAAGGTAGGTGATACATGGGCGGAAACACACTAGAAACTCTCGTAGAGGATATTTATAGCCTTATGGAAAATCGTAACACGCCTGAAGGTGTGGACGTCGAGAAAGAAATCGAAAAGTTTGGCGAAGCAGTAAAGGACCTAATGAAGAAGGAGTTCTTACCGCATCAACGAGATGCCCGTAAGTTGCGTCTGTCTAGTATTGGTCGTCCTGAGCTTGTTCAGTGGTATGTTTACAATAAATTCCAAGGTGAAAAACTGAAACCTCATACCTACATTAAATTTATGTATGGTCATTTGATTGAAGAAATGTTGCTTTTCTTTGTTCGTATGTCTGGTCATAAAGTGACTGATGAACAGAAAGAGTGTGAAGTCAATGGGATTAAAGGCCACATGGACTGTAAGATTGACGGTGTAGTGGTAGACGTTAAATCCACCAGTAGTTTCGGTTTCCAGAAGTTCAAAGATCGTTCTCTAGCTGCTTCGGATGACTTTGGGTACGTTGATCAGATTAAAGCATACGCTCACTCCGAAGGTGAACGTAAGTGGGCTTGGTTAGCTATGGATAAACAGAATGGAAACTTGTGTGTTCTAGAATATGATCTTGACAATACCAATGATCCAATGTATGATTTTTATAGTGAAGATATTGAGGAGCGCGTTGAACACGTAAAAAAGTCTGTAAAGGCCGAAGACCGTCCCTCTCTATGCTCAGTTCCTATCGAGGACGGGAAGTCCGGCAATATGAAGCTTACCTCTCAATGTTCATATTGTCAGTACAAAAGGCACTGTTATCCAGAAGTAAGATGTTTTATTACTGGATCAGGTCCAAAGTTCCTCACTAATGTAGTAAATGCGCCTAAAAATCGACAAGGTGTGGTACATCCCGAAGTAAACCCGTTTGAATAATAAGGAGATCAAACATGGACTATAAGATCATTACAACCCCTCGTATTGACCGAATGGAACAGGAAGTCATTAAACACCTGAATGACGGTTGGGAACTGAACGGTAACTTGTTTATTGCTCAGTCCGGTGCTATGGCTCAGGCTATGACTAAGATTGGCAAACCGGCTGCTCGTCCGGCACCTAAGAAAGCTGTTGAAGAGCCTAAGAAAGCCAAGGGAGTGCCTTACGGTGGTAAGGTATCGGAATAAGTTCGAAGAGCGTACTGCAGAGGTCCTAAGTGGCCTCTGCGAGTACGAACCAATCACCGTTCCCTATACTGTTAATAGGAAGTATATTCCAGACTTCGTTGGTGAATATAATAACGTACAGCTTCTATTTGAATGTAAAGGATATTTTAGGATTGGAGACGTACAGAAATATA